GCAATCATGTCCGAACTTCATCATGTTGCTAGAAAGACAGGTGCCTGTGTCCTTGCTCTTACACATATGTCGGAGCAAAGAGATTACGATGCAGACAAACCAGCACCACGAAGAGCCATCTTAGGTAAAGCTTCACAGCTTCCTTCGATGATTCTTTCTATTGCAATGAATCCAGAGTATGGAGAGTTTAGGGTTGCTGCTGTTAAGAACCGATTCGGTGAACACTCTGCTGATGGAACTAAGTATTCTACTCTTCTTATCGATCCATCAAGAGTTCAGATAGCTGATGCTAATGCACAGGGTAGAGCAGACATGAGACCGGGAGTAATAAACTTTGGACAGCAAAACATCACGAGCCAACAAACGCAAGGGTACGCAATGGGAAGTAGATCTAATTGATTACTTCCGAAGTAAAGAATTAATAGCAGAAAGATTAAGACTTTCTGGCAACTACGATGAAGGCGATCTCTGGTTCTTAAACAGACAGGTTTACTTCGTAGTAGAAGCCAAGAATGAAAAAGGTTTCAAGCCCGGGCCTTGGACACAAGAAGCGGTGCTTGAAAGGGATAACTGGAGGAAGAGAAGAAAGAACAATGGTCGAGTTATTCCACTTGTCATTGCCAAGCGAAGGCAAAGCAATGTCAGTAAAGCATTTGTAATTATCCAACTAGACGAATTTATGGAGCTAATAAATGAATGAGACACTAGCACTAATCCTGTCTGTCACAGCAGGTGTTGCCATCTATCACTTCCTTGAGTGGGGCTACTACAAAATCTCAGATGAGATTTACTTCCGCAAACGCAAGGAAGATCCAAACCATTTCCTCAACTTTGCTAAGTTGTTTGATGAAGAAGTAAAGACAGTAAAAAAGAAAACTACTGCGAAGAAGAAATAATTATGGCAGCCGATCCTGAACTACTTAAAGCTGTAGTCAAGCACTACGGCGGAGAGACTAGAGACGGCTACTCAAAGGCAGTCCGGTGTTGTTTCCATGACGACACTAGACGATCTGCGGTTATGTCTACTGATGGAGACAGAGCCGGACTGTACTTCTGTCATACCTGTGGTATTGGTGGAGATGCGTATTCATTGTTGATGTGGAAAGAAGGGATAGATTTTCGTGTTGCTATCGATAGAGCGGTTGACATTGCTAAAAGAGCTGGCTACGACTTATCAGACAAAGATAAACGAAGAGACGGTGGCTTACTTACAGGGGCGAGGGTTCAGTCAAGAGCTGGCAGAAACTCATCTACTCGGCACCGTACCAGTAGATTGTGATCCTAGCCATGTGCAATTTATCGGTTGGCTATCCATCCCATACAGAGTTGTCCATGGGGTGGCAGGATTCAAGTTCCGAAGAGTCGATGGATCTCCGGGCCCTAAGTACATGGCTCCAATGCATCAGCCAGCCCGACTCTACAATGCAGTCGATCTACAAAAACCTTCAGATGTTGTTGCAATCTGCGAGGGAGAACTCGATGCAGCTATTGCCAGCCAACTGTTGCCTTCAGTTGGAGTACCGGGTGTCAAAGCATGGAGACCACACTTCAACAGATTATTCGGGGGATACAAACGAGTACTTGTCCTTGCAGATAATGACGAGGCAAAGAAAGATGGTAGCAATCCGGGTATGGAACTCGCCGAAAAGGTATTACAAGAAGTTGAACACGCAGAACTGATATCATTACCGCAAGGATCTGATGTTAACTCTGTAGTTATAGATGAAGGACTCAAAGGATTAAGGAAGAGGTTAGGGTTGGATGAGTGACAGCAGATACGAAGATGAGCTTAGAAAATATGGAGACGATAGAGACTTTGAAAAGATTGTTGGAGTCTCAAGGGTTAAAAATAATCGAGATAATAAATCTGCCTTCGGGCCTAGAGATAAGAGTTCGAGTTCCGCCAGTCCGGAGATGAACCAGTTCGTTACTGATGTCTGGGATATCATTGATGAGCTTGGTAATCTTTTGATAAGTAAGCAGAGGGATTACGGCCCTGGCAATATTAACAATGCATTCGGTGGCCCAATGAACGGACTGCTTGTCCGTATGGGTGACAAGTTTGAACGACTCAAGAATCTATTTACATTCGGCGATGGCAAACCACAGCATGAACCTATCGAGGATTCATTCAAGGATCTTGCCAACTACGCCATCATTGCCATGATGGTCAAGCGTGGAAAGTGGCCTAAGAATAAACTATGAAAAAGGTTTTCTTTTTTTTAATTCCAATTCTTGTAATTACAGCATTGTATTTCGCCATTAGATTTCTAATCGACACCATCATAGAGATGGATGATGAGGGTAGTGTCGGTGAGTGAAAGAGCTAAAGACCACATCAATGATCTAATCAATGTATCCGCTTTAACCATCTACCGAAGGTTCATTGGATATGTAGAGTATAAGGATCTGATACAAGAACTAAATATCTATGTGCTTCAGCGACCCAAGCTTGAAGAAGATCTTGATGAATCTTATGCTGTCTCAAAGGATGAGACGAAGTGGGTAGCTCGAAAGATTATGGCTCGGTTCCGCCGGCACATAGAAAAGTATTCTCGTAAAGAAAAAGCAGCCAAGGTTGGATACTCAACTGGTGATGAGTTCTTCTACAACACAGCAACAATCGCATCTATCTTGCCTGTTGCATTGCAGTTTGATGTGCAGGGGGCAACCCTTATCGACAAGGTAGATGATGGACAACCAAGAAAATCTCCAGCACCTAACGAAGGTGGCAACCTCATGGCTATGGCTATCGATGTTAAGTCTGCTGTTGAACTACTAGACAAAGATGAACAATACATAATCGATCTAAGATATGGAGCTTCCCCAATGACCCTATCGGATATAGCAAAAGAGTTAGGACTCTCTGATTCAACTGTGGATAGGAGAGTGCAAAGAATTTTACGAAAGATAATTGATCATCTCGGAGGGCCTACGCCATGGGCCTAAAGATAAACCTTGAAAGATATGAGGTTGTGATGGCAGTTAACACGGCAGTTGAAAGATATGTAAGCACGATGAAGAACCAACAGATGAGAGGGTTAGGCGACCTTGATCCATGGCAGAGAATACTTCTTGATGTTGATGGATGTGGTGCAGAGATCGCTGTAGCCAAGTATCTTGGAGTTTATTGGGGTGGTGCCTTCGGTCAAGGCGGTGTAGATATAGAACCCAACATAGATGTTAAATACACCAAGCATGAGCAGGGTAGATTACTTGTAAGACCTGAAGCTAGAGATGATATTAAGTTTGTTTTAGTTCGTGGTGGTATGCCGAACTATGAGTTAATCGGTTGGATCATGGGTAAAGATGCTAAGAATCCTGAATGGTTAGATAAACCTGATTGGAAGAGACCAGAGATCTACTGCGTACCAGAAGAAAACCTACGAAAGTTTAGAGGAAGCTACAGTAATTAATGGCTAGTTATGATTACGAATGCCCGGGTGATGGTGAGATTATTACCATTGAAAGATCTATGTCTGAACCCGAAGGTGAATATGCTTGCCCTACCTGTGGTGCAAAGTTAAGAAGAGTTTATTCCGCTAACCCTACGATCTTCAAGGCTCAAGGTTTCTACTCAACGGACAACTTTAGAAAGTGAAAAGCCCCCGGCCTACAGTCCGAGGGCTTTTCTGTTAGTTGGTGTCTATTCCAACTAAGCTGATCGTATCATACAAGTCGCTGTTAGCATTGACAAGTTACCTTCCATACTCTTCCTTTAGGAACTTGCCACAGTAAGGCCAAGGCTTGGCCCCACGATCTGCATAGATATGAAGAGCTACATGGAACTGCTCTTTGAGTGTCGCTTTCTTCGGCGGAGTATCGCTGTCACCGCCGTGAGCAACCCAAGTTCTAGGGTATTCAATCTGGAATGCCCCTTGAAATTGTTTCTTAGTGCCGCTTACGGCATTAAGTCTGCCATTAGATTCACACTTGGCTAACTCTTGCCAAGCTAAAGGAAGGTCGGTAAGTGTCATTTCATAAACGACAGGAACTTCAATCCTTTCAGCAACGATAACTTCCTTAGTAGGTAATTCCTTCGGGGCTAGTATGAAACCAGCCCCGAAAGCGATTACTCCAATTAGTAATCGATTAGTCATTGAACCTCATTTCCGAACAGAATAGCCCCGATCCAAACCGCAATCGGAATAGCCACCAGCAGGGGAGAATCCTCTGCCAGCCCTAGCGGAACTGTAAAGAAAGTCAAGAAGAACAGTATGAATCCAAACTTCATGCCGATTCCACCTCGATACTTTCAATAGTCCAGCCGTCAGTTAGATTAGAGAAGCCTTCATAAAGGCTTAACGCATCTAGCCAATACCAAACCTTGTCGTCATTAGACAAAGCTTGGGTGTCACCTTCGAATCCCAGAGGCAGAATACCGATTCTTCTTTTCTCGGTTGCTTCCTGCCCAGCGAATCGAATCTCACAATCAAAGAATCTCGGAGAACTTTTAACAGCCTTCTCCAAAGAATCTTCATGCTTCTCAATGTCATTGAGAGTTCTTCTCATGAAGCCAATCTTCTCAGCCAGTTCATCTTCTAAGGCAAAGTGAATCGGCTCTCTTGACCAGCCCACTTGGTCATAGTCAATCGCAGACCAATCAGGGGCGTAGGTCTTACCATCAAGGCGGTTGCCTTCTTGGTCTGTATCCCACTCCCACTCTCTAGTGGCGGTGTCATAAGTCAGGATAAAAGAGTGCTTCGACATCACCGACCACTCTTTCTTGCTTTAATAGCCCAAGCAGGGGGGTTAGCCTTCAGGTTTTCCAGTTCCTGCTTATGCTCTTCGCATAGAGTTAGAAGATTCTCTTCTAGTTTGCAATCGCAACTCATGCCGTCACCTCTTCTATACACTCAAAGCAACTCCAGTATGAGCCACTCTTATCTTTAAGAGCAACTATTTGCTTGCCATACTCTAAGCAGATTTCGCAACTCATGAAGTCACCGCCATTTCCTGTGCTTGAGTATCTGTCTGACCTTCTTTAATACAGCCAGCACATACATACCAACCGCCATCAATCTGTATGAAGTCGGCAACGCCTTCGCAATAAACACACTCTTCAAACATTAGCCACCTCTTCTTCATGCCAGCCCCAAGAAACCCTGTGACCTGCTTTTTCATAGGCTTCTACTGTTGCCCCGATAGGGATAGTCAATGGAAGTCTTGCCATTTCTTTTCCTGTTTCTTTATTGAAGATTATGAATCCAACTACTCTAGACATTACTTCACCTCTTCTTTAATAGTGTAGATGTCTGAATCATCTTCCTTATCTACCTTCTGTAGTTCATCAATCTGTATTGAAGCAGTTTTCATAATCTGTTCGAAGATTATTTCATCAATCGGATAAGTCCTGAGAACTTCCTTAGTTAGATCCAAAGGGAAGCCCTGTAAAAGAAGCTCTTTTATGATTGCTTCTTCTACTTCATAACCGCAATCGGTTCTTCCACTTCGCTTCTTATCTTCCTGTTGTTTCTCTTCACAGATTTCGAAGAGAGTTTTATCTTCAGATTCTTCAATCAAATCAGCCCAATCAGGGTCAGCAATCTTGTTGCCTTCAGAGTTATACCAATACGAATCCATTCCGTATTCGTGCATCTCACCTCTAAAGTAAAAAGTTTCGCCTTCATACTTCAGAGTCATTCGATACGCTGTTGAGGTTGAAAATGAATCTGCCTCTACAACTTCTAACTTATCGTTTATCTTCATTACTTTCTTCTTTCTGTAGGTAATCGGTATTCAAGATGAACACCCGAAGAGGCAGGGAGATGAGCCCCCTGCCCTATCGGCTACTAATCTTTTAATGTAGTCAGGTCTAGGAATCGTGTCGCTTCTCTCGATTCCTTAGAATTATCTCGGTCTGTAATCCACCACTCCAAACCCTCTAGCCTTCTTGCTAGGTCATGGTTCGGCATAGGGTCACTTG